GTGTTCCTTCGCCGCTAAAAAACCGACCCCCTTTAGATAAATTGCAGAATTCACACAAAGTCTGGAGATTTTCCATTAGATCGCTGCCGTTCAATCGTTTTGGAACAATGTGATCGATGTGCATTTTGCCTTCACTCTGACCGCATCTCTGGCAACAATAGGAATCCCTTTGCAACACGCGTTCTCTGATGACACGCCAGCCCCGGGTTGAACCCTTCTTCCAAGAATTGCTCATCAGTAATAACCCTTTACTTTGAAGAATGTCCAAGCCTTGCATGGTGTTTGATAACGATCCTTAATGTATCGAAGACCCCAATCGATTTGAGTATAAGCATCTAATGATCTTAGCTTTAAGTTACGCATTTGAGGAATGCCATAGTGCGATCCGTTACGACTTGCCGGATTCCAATTTGATTCTTTAGTCCATAGCTTCTCTAAACAGATGTATTGATTGTGATCAATAATTCTTGAATGTGCATAAAGTTTGAAGTTATTGATATCAACTGTATTAACGCCCATTGCTGGGCTTAGGTTTATCATCGATAAACAGAGTACGCCCCAGTAGATAGTTCTCCGCGAGCTACACCGCCACAGCGGCTCTCGTCGAGAGAGTGATCGTACCGATGCTGTCAAGGGTGTCAAGATCATTTGGCGAAATACGTTTCTTCGGCGATTTCCACAAGAGTTATCCCCAGATATCCGCAACCTGTGCATTCAAGTACATGGACATTCGGTGGCAGTAGATCGCATACGACCCTTACTTGATGAAGTATCTCGATCTTGCACATACGGCATTTCCAATTAACTGATTGCATAGACGCTCCTAGCCAAGTCCTCGATTGGATGTAGATCAGATTGATTGATCCAGTAAGCCCCATCGCTTCTCTTACGCGCCGGGCGTTTGGCATTCTTAACGGTCGTCCATCCAGCTATCCAGTAGATTGGTGACTTGCCAGTGACCAGAATGGCAATGTCGCTGTCTCTATCACGCTCTGAGATGAGCAGATGTCCGTCTTTGTACTTTGTATATTTGATTTCAACGTTGCCACCTAGATCGGCATGCAGCTTGAATCCGCCGACTGTCGGTTCAAAGTTCTTGATGCCAAAGTAATGAGCAACGACCATTTCAGCGCCAATTGCTTCCGCGTCCCGGGCAATGCCTTCGTGAAGATTTAGCTTCTCAAAGGATCGATCGATCTTGTTAGGCGAATCAAATGCACGTCTGAATGCAACGGACGCGCAGACAAATTCATCATCGCGCTGTAAGCGCACCGAGATCATTTGCGCTGGCATTCTAGGCAAATCCAGAACTGAGCAGCTCCTTCGCCGGTGTAGCTTCCTGAATCACGGGAAACAAAATGCTCGCCTCGATCACACCATTCAATCGATGGTGGAGTCACCTGATCTCTAAGCTCTGATCCATCCATCTGGATCGTCAATCGGTCTCCAGACTTAATGCTGATCATTTCAAAGTCGCCGCTCATTTGGTATCAATCCATCGAGCTGGACATTGGAAGTCCCGATTTTTTTCAGTGCAGACGAAGCCTTTGTAGGCTTTTCCAGTCTTGGAATTGACGCCCTCTTTGTAGATCATCGCCCCGTGCTGGCAAGATGGCACATCAAGAATGGCTGTTGGTGTCGTCAGCTCACCTGCAACGCCTTCAACGGCTGCTCCAAATGACCACGGATCACGGGCTTCAGTAACGGTCAAGCTGATGTCAGCGGTCGGTGGTACAACCGACAAGCCCACCCGGCGCATTTCCTCAAAGCTAGGGCGATTGGCATTCTCACTGAATTTGGAAATCCCGCCAGTATGCAAGCTGCGACCGATTGAGCTGGTCGCGCAATTTTCCATTGGGAATCGATTGGCATTGCTTCGGACTTCTTCAGCAAAGTCAGTGGCAAACGGGACAAGATCGTTGACATCACGATATAAGTCTGTCTGGACAATGTAGCGCGACCCGTCTTGAAAGATCAGCTTCGTTTCGATGCGTCCCATAGGATAATGAATCCAGAATTTTTCAATTCTTTCGGCGACCGATTCATAATTTTCGAGTGGATTAGCCATTGTTGATTCTCCGATCTGCGCCAATTCTCATCCCGGCGCTTCGCCCTTTGAGATAGCCATCTTTTTTGCCTGTGTTATAGCCCAAACTGTAAAAGATCGCTCCGACTGTAATCGCGTAAATCATTGCGTACCCGAATTGTATTCCGATTCCCATCTTAATTGCTCCCGATCCGGGAACTACTGAACTTCGCTCCCTGCGTAAAGAGTGAACCACATCGCTGACATCGTCAAGAATCCCGCGTATTTTTGGGCGTGTCGGTCGGTGTTTCGGGTCGCTTATCTTTCAATCCGTTTGATGCCAATACTCCGCCAAGTGATCCAGTCAAGAAGATCGCCAATGTCTTGAGCAGATCAATGAAAGCTGCATCATTAGGAGCTTGAGCCGAGACTGGCTGAGTAACGAAAATCAACGCATAAGTGATGCCAAGCGTAACGATCAAAAAGACCACCGAAAGAGTCATGCCGATAAACAAGATTAACCGGGCTTTAATGTCCTCTGGCGATAAACGCTTTTGGTATCTAGGACGGCTTTGGCTGTGGCTTAACAATGTCTCCAAGTAAGTCCTCTGTGCAGACGCCTTGCGCTTCGCACCTTGGTCGCTGACATTCATCTTTTTCCCAATTCTCAAATTCTTGACACGGGTAACGCGTGTATCCCTGATACCCACAGGCAGACAGCGCCAGAGAAATACCTAACCCCAGCGCTGCCGCCCATAGTTTTCGAATCACTTCCCCGATAATCCGAACGCCGCATCTTTAGGATTTAACCATCGAAGTGCTACTGGCGCAACGGCTGCGATGCCGCCAAGTGCTAACGTCTTTGGATCGGTAATCCCTGCCATGTACATCGCCAAAGCTGCCGCCATGAATGATCGAGCCCATGAAGCTGCTAATGCTTTGATATCTTTCATTTGGACTTTCCAATCTTCGCAATAGCCGCATCGAGTTTCGATTTTGGAATTGCGACCTCGAAGTGCATTTCATCTTTTCGCCCCCGATAGTCCCCGCCCCACGTCAAAGAGTATTTCTTCGCCAGCGCTTGAATCATTGGTACTTTTTCAAGTGGGAATGTGCCAGCCTTACCAAGTGGATGCTTAGTCGCGTTTAGATCGATCGCTGTTCCGCTTGAGTGATTGCTCAAAGTATTAGTTGATCCTCGAACTTCGCGGAAACAGTAACCCCAGTCGTCGAGACCGCCTTCATCAATCGGCTCGATCAGTTCGTGGAATTCAGCTGCAAATCCGACCAACAATGGAGCGACGTGTTTATTACATGCAAGCTTGATTTTTGTGCCGGGAACTAGAAATGATTCAATGTCAATTTCAGACCTGACTTTGGATGCTGTCCAGCCATTTTGAGATGTAGTCATTTAAGCAATAAAGCCGCTTCATCGGCTGTGATGCCTAAGCGTTCAAGTAATGCAGCCTTTGCTTCTGCTTTGCTTTGTTCATCGGCTAGAATTGCTGCATTTTCTGATTGCATTTTCTCATAATCGGTAAATTCATCATTAGTCATTTCGCGATCAATGATTTCATTCGTTGATACATCGTGGATTCTTATCATTGGTTTTGTCATTTATTTCACCCCATAAACGTAGATTGTGCCACCTGAAAGATTGCCAGTTGACATCAGAATTGTAATTTGATTGATTGCGGCTGTTGAATTCCAAGCAAGATTTCCATTTCCACTCGCATTTGTTGGATCACTGTTTCGCGCTGAATAATGAAATGATGCAGATTTACGCACATTCGTTGATGCGTAATCTGGAATGGTGAAAAAAAAGCCATTGTTGTTATTACCCGTAGATAAAACCGTGCCGCCTAATTGATAAGTGTTTCCACCACGCAAATCGATTGTTCCTGTACCCCAAGCCATTCGCATTGTTGCATTGCCATAATTTGTTGTTGTCGAGTCAGTGTTGAAATACATTTGAGGATATGCCGCAGATGCGCCGTATATTGATTCAATATAAACAACAAGGTCTTTGTATGTGGATGGGATACTTGAAACGCTAGTTGATGCGCCACTTAAAGCTGTACCACCTGCGTTGATCAAGGTCATTCCGCCGCTTGTTGCTGTTGCCCATTCAGGAGCAGTTGCACCTGAATTAACTTGTAAAACTTGTCCAGCTGTGCCAATGCCTAAACGAGTGACCGCAGCTGATCCCGTTGAATAAATTACATCCCCAGCGGTTGTTACCGTGGATTTTGGTACGGCTGCGGCAGCCAGATCATAAGCTGATTTCACCGCTGTCGGTGTAGCAGCCAATATCGATGAAGTAGTTGATGTTGAGTCTGAAAGTTGCACTGCACCTTTTTGAGTAGTTAAAGCGTCTTGAATTCCGACTGTGATTGCGCCAGATGTGCCGCCGCCTGTAAGTGGTGATGATGCTGTCACTCCAGTGATGTCACCTTGATCATTTGCAATCCAAGTGAAGTCCATGTCGGTGTTGGATGTTTTGGATAAGATTTGCCCGGTTGTACCACCCAAAAGATCAGCCATCGATGTTGCAACGGCTTGACCGAAGACCTCGAAATCAGCTGGTAAGTCTGTGACCAAATCAGTGGCGGTCGGCATTTGCCAGCTGAATGGTGTTGTTGGATTACTCATTTTTACCCCTTACGCGACCACGATCGCATCTTGCCATTCCAGACTGCCTGAAATGGTATTCCAAAGTTCAGCAATTGGCACTTCATCCCACTGCATTGCCTGAAGGCTAAATGCAAGTGGTGACAATAGAGCCGTCACCGAAACCGTGTTGTAATTCGCTGAGAATTGCCAGCCCTCGACGAATCCGAGATACGTTCCTGATGACATATTTAACGGCAAATTGGCAATGCGAAGCGGTAATCCCATAAAAATGGAAATCAGCGAGTCTCGATCGGCATCATCGATCTCTGGGTTGGTCAGCTCAAAAGTGATTGATGTGAGCATCGGAAATGGATTGGCTCGCAATGCCAAATAAAAATCGGCTTGATCTTGCGCGTCAGTGCCATTGTGTAGGGTCGTTGTAACGATGCTTGCCAATTGTCCGTATTGGGTGATGGATGTTGGATCGGTGGCTGATTTTTCAGCCGTTGAATTTGCGTTGTATTTGACCGTGACTGAATTTCGAATGTCTCCAGCTCGAGTCTGAATTTTAAGCCCGCTAGCGATCGCTTGAGCTGCGCTGACATCGGTGTATCCATAGGTGGACAGGTAAATTGACCGATGAGAAGAATCAGCGTATGAGATTGCCCCGGTGGCTGATTCGTAGATATATCCAAGTCCCGAAGTGGCAAGTGCTGAAACCAGTGAATAAACGTCAGTACGCGATGACGATCTGTGTGATAGTTCATAAGTGCCGGGCGTATCAATTTCACCCAATCCGCTATTTTCTGCATTAGCCCACGTTGTCGTTGGGTTGTAGGCATTCCATTGCAATGATGGGGCGACTTCGCTCCAGTTATTGACCAATAAATCAGTCAAGATATCCAAAATTTGATCGCCATCAAATTCTTTTGCCAAAACCCCATTAGTCAAAGATTTTTGAAGTCGAGACAAAGCGCCAAGTGCGATGATGTTGATCTGTTGGCTTATTCCGACATTTCCAGCACTTGCAACGCCAATGGTTACATCAACCACCGATCCGCCGAAGATCGGAACAAAAGTATTTGTTGAATCTTTAAGTTGAATCGTAACCGTATCATTGATGTTAATTATGACATTTGATTGCGCAACGTTATACAAAGTTAAACTGCAATATCCCGCTTGTGCCTGTTCATAGATATTTGTCCGACCTGAATTGGTTGTCAAATTAGCCAAAACAAAATTGGTGTATTCAACGCCATTGATCGCGACGTACCAAATTGGATTAAAGACTGTCATGGTTATACAGTGACGAACGCGCTTGCGCCGCCTGTACCCCTGAAAAATGATCGATTGACTACATCAATGACCGCTCGAGCTGATGCTTCTGGATCGCCCACAATGCCTTGATTGACGGTGACATACATTGAAACTCCAGGAGTACTTTCCCCAAATGATGCGGTGTTATCACTTGCAAATGATCCACTTAGAACCGCTTCTGGAACACTAATTTTTGGAGTTACTGGAACAACAATTTTTGGAATTTCCTGAACTGTAATTTTGGGCTCGACAATTTTTGGAATTTCCTGAACTGTAATTTTGGGCTCGACATTTCCCAACACGCCCGAAATACTGCTGAACTTTTGTGGTGTTGTTTGAATTCCTTTTATGGATGGGATATCCGCTCCGGGCTTGATTAGGTTGATTCCGCGAATGACTGCATTGACCCCATCAATGGCAACATCAAGAATTGGTTTAATAAACGAAAGCACCTTAGCAAATACATCAATTACCACACCAGCGATGTCGCCAATTACACTTAAAGCCCCGCCAATGATTTTTCCAATTACCGGCGCTATAACTTTGACTACCTCAAAAAACGACTTGAATGCATCGCTGTTTTCTGTAATAGCATCCTTGACTTTACCAAATAACTTAGCAAGTCCTTCAAAAATTGGAGCTGCAAAAGATTGAACCATGGCGACGGTTTCCATGATTCGAGTACCTAAACCACCGGGCGAATTTGAGCTAATAGCATCAGAAAATCGATTGACCACTGGCAAAATAAATGTGGTTACTAAGTCAAGAAATTTCTGTAACACTGGCAGCAAAGCAAATCCAATTGTTTCCTTAGTTTCGTCAAATGCGACTTTTAAGCGATCCAATCTGCCTTGAAATGTCTGCGCTTCTCCTTCGGCAAATCCCTTAAATGATGATCGTAAAGTTTCATAAACTAGATTAAAATCTTTGGTTTTCAAAATGTTTTGATCAATACCTAAACCAAGTTTTCCAAGCGCATTGGTGTTTCCATCATAGGCTTTTCCAAGGCTGTTTGAAATTGCCTCAAGTGGTTTGCCTGTTGCGCTAGAAATATCCAGCGCAAGATTCAGCAATTTTTGAGCTTCTTCAACGTCTTTAGTGCTTCTTACCAATCGACTAAACGCTGGACGCAATTGATCATCAGTGACACCGACTGCAAGTGAAGTTTTTGTAATGTACTTTTCGACTGCCTCTATCTGACCGACTGTTGCTTTTGTTGTATTTTCAAGCGTCAGCGCAAGAATTCTTTGTGCCTTTTCATCTTCCAAAGCTGCTTTAACGCCATCGATGCCGATTTTGATTGCGTAAGCGCCAGCGGCAGCTCCAGCGGCGGCAAATGCCAGACCAGCCTTTTTGCCAAAGTCGCCGATTTTTGAGGATGAGTTTTCGACGTCGTTATTTGCTGCCTTGAGTGATTTATTGAGCTGATCAACGTCGCCAAGAATGGATAACTTTAAGGTTCTACTTTGACCAGCCATCAAGTCCACTCTTTCAAAATACCGTCAAAGCCTATTTCCCACCGTCGAATTATTTCAGGCTGTTCTTGACGTAGCGTTGGATATATAAACCATCCGCGCGATCCTCGACCTTCTCGACCAGACCAGACGGGAAATTGCTTATATTTGTTCGATCCAAATTCGTATCCACCCCAAAGTTGCTGGGTTGTAGCGCCGCCTGAAAATTTCTGAGACGCAAAGCCAAATGATATTTCGCCAATCTTTGATGACTTTGATACTCGCGATCCAGACGCAATTCTGGACGCGGCATCATTTGGTCTTAGATTTGCCGCATTGACTATCTTGCCTTGAAGATAAGTGGCTAGACCACCGCTGACAACTTTGGCTTGAGCAGTAGCTTCTTCATCCATTGCTTTAAATGCTTTGAGGACGCCACGCAAATCAGCCTTGTCGTAAGCGATCGCGTCCTGTGCCATTTCGCTTCTCCAATATCTCGATTGCTGTGACTATATCTTCAGCCGTTTCAAATTCTGATCGACTGATCCCGGTCGTAATTGCCAAATCCCAAAGAATTCGATTTATGCTTCCGGGTTCGTAACTTTTGGGGCTATCTCATCACCGACTGTTATTTCGGCGACTGTTTCGCTCCAAATGTCAAAAGACTTGACTGGTTTGCCAGCAGCTTCACGTTTCATGGCGTGATACGCCAAAAACATGAGATCGCCGATTCCGATCTTGTCTTGCGCTTGTGAAATGATAAAACCTGTTTTGGTTTCCCATTTCGCCCACTCAGGCGGTTGCGCTGTGTAGGTTTCGCTGTTTCCTGCTGTGTATTCGATTGTGATTGGTAGTTTCATGCTCCCGGCTCCTTTTGCTTAGGTGATTGTGAGTACTGGTGTGCTGACGCAAGTAAAGGCAAGCGAAACAGTTTGTGCATCTGGAGCAGTGCCGCCCGCTGATGGCAAAATTGGCTGCACATCAAATTGGAATGATGCGCCAGAATCCGCGCCAAAAATAACTGAAAGACCAGTATTTGGTGCGTTTGTTGCCGCTGTCCAAAGAGATTCGCATAGTGATGAAGCTGCTCCCCAATCGGCAAGCATTTCGACCGCAAATGATCCTTGTGTGTCTGTTGTGAAATAGGCTTTTCCATCAAGCGTTTGATATGTATTGATTGTTGAATCAACTGTCAAGGTCGCTGATGTAGCTTGAGCATCATAATTTGCACCGGCAATGGTGAACGTGATGTCTCTGCCTGTGATTACTGTTGTTGGCATTTTTTTCTCCTTAGTCGGTGTAGTACGTTGAGACTTGCAAATCAGCTGTCAAGAATTTTCCTGCGCCGACTTCCAAAGGTGTGGGTGTGCTGACATCGCCCACGGTGTAGCCGCCGGGCATTGTTGAAATGATTGAAATCATAAGATTTTCAAGATTGGTCAAAGCCGCTGCGTTGCTGGTATATCCGACCACGCCAGTGACAAGAAAATTGATTTTAACTTTTGTGGTTGTTCCATTGATCAGAGTACTTTCCAAATATGGTGAATCTGGAACTAAACAGATTGATGGACTCGTCATTGTCTCTGGAATGCCGTTATAGACATTTGCGGCAATGGTTGAAAGTGATGTTTTAAGTGGTGTGCGGATCGCAGATTCGATGCTCATTGACACATCGTTTCAACGTCCAAAAATGGTCCTAGCAATCCAATTACTCTGTTGCTTAAGCTGCGACCTAAAATAAATGGGCTTGGCTGGAATTGATCGCTCATGATTTGATTGCCCGGGGCTGTGATGCTCTGGAAAATTTCAACCGAGACAGCCAAGATGGCGTTTTCAATTGGGGGAGTGTTGGCGTACAGGGACGCGGCTGATCCACCGGATAAAGTAGCCAAAGCGTTAGGAATAAACGGCAATGGGTAAGTGCGATCAGCCGCGTTTGTTGCCGCTGTAAAGGTGTACGGCGTAATGCGATCATCGGTGACTGTGTAAGTCGCGTTATAGATGCCCGCGCCAGTGACAATGACGGATTGACCCGGCACAAAATAATTTGGTCGCATTGTGGTGAAATAAATGACGGAATTATCTACATTGGCAAAAGTGACAGCTGATTGGTATTGCGTAAGTAAAGGGAGAATCGTCTGCTCAGCCGAATCAATTATATTGTCGAGCTGAGCATCCGAGTACAAAGAAACCGAGACGCCAAGGATTTGTCTCAACTGTGCAGCTGTGACTATGGCTGGCATCTCGGTTCCTTTCGTATAAGTAGCGACCGGGAGCGACCGCTACCGATCATGAGTTATTTAATTAATCTCAGGTCTGGTTCCAGCAAGCGCCGAACGGAATTTTCGGAGCGATAGCCGCATAACCGTAATAAAGAATGTCGATGGTTCCATCGCTTTGAATTGCTGTTCGCAATGTGAAGCGTGGTGACTCATACCATGTCCAAGCATCTGGATTGATAACAGCCATTGAGAAATCTCCTGTTGATGTTGTTCCGCCAGCGTTACCGATTGAACGAGAAACAAAGAGATTTAGACCCGGTGAAACTACGCCGCGCAATGAATCGCCGCGAACATTTCCTGCCGCATTGCTAGGTTGAGCCGCATTGTATAGAGGGGCTCCATTGTCGTTGTAGCCCATGATGTTTGTCCATTGTCCAGGTGAAACAACAATGTTGCGAGCAAACCCAAGTGATGATGAATAAACAGCACCCGCGGCTTGTGATGTGTAAGCCAAAAATCCTGTTGATGTGTTTGCGTTTACGCCAGTTTGCTGACCAGCACCAAAAATAGTTCCGACAGCAAATTCGTCAGTTACCTTTGCATACGCAAATTCGAGATTTTGGAGGAGGGCTGTTAGATATTCTGGTCGGCTGCGGTCAATCAACTCAACGGTTGAAATTGCGCGACCCTTAAATGATTGAACAGGAACGCTCAAAAATGTTGCTGATAATGATGAATCTGTAACTGCTGCATTTTCTGCAACGTTTGCAACGGTTGGAACAGCTGTAACACGTGGAATTTCGAAAGTCATACCTTCGCCCACAAGAGTTTCGCGGCTCAAAGCATCGATCATTCCGCGATCGGCATTTGCTAATGCATTGACGATCTGTGTGCTTTGTGGTGTTGGAACCATGCCCGGAGCTGTTGATGTTGTGTTATCTGCTGCCTTTACATATTGACGAGAATCCTCATCATGCAAAATTGTCGCCTTTAGGTAATGCTCAAGATAAGAAACCTTGTTGACGATTGGTGAACGTGGTGCTGTGAAGTAAGCAGGACGTGATGACGCCTGTACTGGTTCGACTGTTGGAGCTTCTA